TTTCTGGAGTTTCTTGTCTCCTGCTCATCACAGCGAGGAGTCACAAGAGGAAGCGATGAAACCTGCAATCCTAAATTATCGACGTATGCAATATCTAAACTAATTAAAGGTATCGCGTGAGCAGGAGTAAAGTCTTTGGCTACCTTCGATGCAACTAGGAAAGCTCCTCCAGCACCGGAAGTATCAATTGAAGTGTCATCGAAATCAAAAGAACTGGCATCATACTTAATTTTAAAGTGTGATGACTTACCGGACCACAGAGTAACATATTCAAACTTTTCATTATACCCACTTGCAATTAAGTTAGATAAGTTTGGCGGATCATTGTACCCAGAAGTGAATAATAAGAAGCTAGATGTCCTAGGCTCATCGTCAAGATCCAGAGCATTTGCCACTAAGTAGCTTTCAAAGTCGTTTGCGAATGTTTGAGAGACTCCAAAGCAAACGAGCCTATCTTTGATAAACTCAATAATTTCTCTATCAAGTTCAAAGTTTACATAGTAAGGATACTCCTCAAATGGAGGGATCGGATACTTCCTACCTCTGTAGGTGAATCCTTTTTCGTAATTAGGAATCTCTCCGAGTTTAGCCTCAAATCTTTCGTAAGTCTCTAGTAGAATTCTATCAACTGCGAGCTTAAGATTTTCATCAAGGCTGGTGGTGGAGTACCCTGACACCTGAAGCTCTGACGCCAAAGGCTCCGTCCACTCATCAAACGTTTTAAAATACTTAGACTCTGTAGCAAGACCATAGTAAATTAAGAATGGGACATAAGACTCGTGAAGCTCTGTGATCGATGTCTCAATACCAAACTGATCTTTAGGCAGGATATTATTAACAGCAAGCTGAAGAGATCTCTTAGTACCAACTGTCTTGTAAATGTCTACAGCATTTCTAAGTTGAAGCCTCCATCTCTCAGGGTCAGTGCCAAATAAATCCCAACCAATTAACTCTGCTAAAAGAGGTAAGAACTCCTCAGGGCAATCGGAGATATCATAAATACTACCGAGTCTTTCCGAGGTATCATTTATGTCCTGAGCGAAGAAGGATAAAGCCCTTAAGAATTTAGTAAATGGGCCATCTGGTATCTGCTTCTCTGTAAATAAGGCATTATCTAGGAAGTTCTCAAACCTATCCTTAACAGTGAAGTCTGCAATGTCAGCTTGCAGAGGAGAGTAGATAACGTCAATCCATGTCTTAAGATTATCTAACTGTTGTGTTCCACTTGTAAATGTGGTAGTAGATGTTTGGAATACGGAGGGGTAATAAGCTGTGTGACCATCTCTCCACACTAAGTCCATTAGAGATTTTACACCATCAACCGTCTCGATTGACTC